CATCAAAGACATCAATACTGGTAAAGTTCGTCTCTCCCTTGTGGAAGATAATGCCTTCCTGAGTGCAATCGAAGGTCTGCAATCCTTCGTTCTTGATACTAATGCCGATTGCGACATGGCATACGATTGGGTATGCGAACAGTGCAACATTCATTCCTTCGTTGCTGATAACTATGCGTGGGATAAGTTCTTCTGGACCTACCAATCTGCAGTCGCCTGAGTTACACTTTTCACCTTAAATCTTTCCTGAAATGACTGTCACTTATCAACGCAACATCCTCTCCACTGAGTATAACGGTTGGGAGAATCATGCCACCTGGAATGTCGCTCTCTGGATTAACAATAATGAGTATTTGTATCACCTCGCTCTAGAAGTTGGCAACTATGTTGACTTTGTAGACGTGCTAAAAGACTGTGGTACTTATAGCACTCCTGACGGGGTTCGTTATGATGACCCAGACGTAAATGTGGTCCAACTGAATAGCGAAGTGTTCGACCTCTGATTAACACTTAACACTCACACAGTTATCAACACTCTCATGCGTTACATTCCCCAGTCTCAGTATTCCTTCGATGACATCTGTAAGCAATGCTATGATGCCATCAATCGTCCTCCTAGTGTGAACATCAAACCCATCACAGTTTCTTATGATGAGGTGCGTAAGTTCTACTGCTATGCTGATAGTCTAGCAGTCGCACGGTAAGCATTACATAAGGGAATAAGATGCGCCCTATAAAGACACTTACTGTTCACTTCTTCATTGACACTTTCCTTCTTCATTATGTCTAAGTCCGTTCTCACTTCTCTGCTGGCTCAAGGTAACACTGGCGCTGAGATTCTGTCCATTCTGGATGCAATCGTAGCAGACCAATCTTCGGAGGGTTATAACAACGAACCCACTGCAGATGTGATTGAGTTCTGATACTAACTGTGCGTGCTCTGGTTGACACTGGGGCACGCATATGTTAGACTTTATGCGTACTCTTATTCGGCAGTGTTTTATGCCGATTGTTTATAGCGCCGCGCGGCGTTGCGTATATAAAAACGCCTAACTACCTTAACCTACAGAGGTGACAAATCGACCAAGCTTTATCAATCTCATAAAATTTTTCCGGAAGTATGACAGCACTTAGAAACCGCCGCCGAGGACCATACTGGAACTTTTGGAAGGTAATACTTGCAGGGTGGATAATCAGATATCCAAAGACAATGAGTAGAGTAATACTACTACCTCTTGGATTTTTGATAGTACTGATATATAATGCATGTAAGAATTAAGATTACTTACAAAAATTCCGGAGATATTTTTCATATGGAAAAGGTTTATCACATCTATGCAAAGAATAGATGTTTATTTCATTCAATAAAAGAAGAAGATTTTCAAACAACTTGGAATACACTCAACAATATGGTTGGTCTAATGAAAACTGACTATAGTGTTGAGGATTTAACGTATGAGGAGTTATATGTGAGTAAGGAAACTATTTTAAATTCCTCTCATTGACAAAGACATATATACAGGGTAAAATTTGAACTGAAGTTTATTTTTCTTATGGCAAAAGGATTTACTGTAAAAGCAAAGGCACCGATTAAATCAGAAGGAACTGAATGGGACTATGAAGCAATCAAAGAACGAATGAGGGGCAAGAGCATTGTATTTTGCCTTCCTGGTCGTGGATGCTCATTTATTTTTCTAAAAGCATTTGTACAACTTTGTTTTGATCTCGTACAAAATGGAATGAGTATTCAAATTTCACAAGATTACTCATCAATGGTAAACTTTGCACGTTGTAAGTGTTTAGGTGCAAATGTTCTCAGAGGTCCAAAGCAAGTTCCTTGGGATGGGAAACTTGAATATGACTATCAATTGTGGATTGATAGTGACATTGTTTTTGATTCGAATAAGTTCTGGCAACTTTGTGATCTTGCTCTAAATGAAGAAGGTGAAGAAAAAGGAATTGTTGCTGGTTGGTATTGCACTGAAGATGGACGTACCACATCAGTTGCACATTGGTTGGAAGAGGAAGAATTCCGTCAGAATGGTGGAGTCATGAACCACGAAACTGTAGAATCAATCAGCAAGCGGCGTAAGCCTTTCACTGTGGATTATACAGGTTTTGGATGGGTGCTCATTCAAAAGGGTGTCTTTGAGAATCTTGAGTATCCTTGGTTTGCTCCAAAGATGCAAGTCTTTGAGTCTGGTGCAGTACAAGACATGTGTGGAGAGGATGTCTCATTCTGTCTTGATGCAAAAGAAGCAGGGTTTGATATTTGGTGTGATCCGCGAATTCGTGTTGGACATGAAAAAACTCGCGTAATCTAATGAACTATAACGTACTTTATAAAGGACGTAAAATTTATTCAAACCTCAGTACAGAAAATTGCACTGAGGTTCTTCAAGATCTCGCAGAAAAATTCTATTCTGGAGATGATATTGATCCTAATTTAATTGAACTGGAGGAAATTTATGGCGCTGAATAAAACTATTTTTGAACCTGGTACTCCTAAGAAAACTCGCCAAGGCCGTTCTGCTCGTACACTACTAAGTGCAACTTCTCGTAATGGTAAAAAGAAGAAGTATCGTGGTCAAGGTAAAGGTTAAATAATTTTTAGAGTGCTTAAATAAGTTAAGCACTCTTTTTTTATGACAGAAAAAGAACGATTTATTCTTAATTGGATTGCCGAGGTCTCAAAGGTGAGACCAGAATTAAATGGGTTTGCTATTTGCCCGTTTGCTTCCAAGTCAAAATATCGCATCGTAGAGTGCTCTGCAAGCGGCATAGAACCCATTGAAGACTTAGATGTGGTAGTTTATGTCATTGAGGAGCATTTTAATTTTGATGAAGTTCAGAAGTGGGTAGATGTATGCAATAAAAAGTATGAAACGTGGAAATTTTTTGAGGATTGTGGTGCCTATGATACATTCATTAACGGAATTAAAACTAATAATGGCAAATATAATTTGATTTTAGGACAACCAACCCAAAAACTACGCACATTTAGGGAAACTTTAGCAAAAACATCCTACTATGATATGTGGGATGATGAATACTTGAAAGAAATATTGCAAGATGATTATTATATTATTGAAAAACGGGATAGAAACCCCGTAAAAAGTTCTGATTCTACAAATCAGGAGTAAAAAATGACTAAAAAAGTCGATAAAGACCAAAATTTTATGCGAAATGAGTGGGGAACTGAATTTTTATCATCAGAATATGGTTGGGAGGAGAAAATTTCGAAGCAAAGGATGCTTCGCGAGATATCAAATGATGATATTACACCCAAAAAGCATGATTTTGCCATACAAAATGAATTGCATTCAAAAATTCGTAACGATCAAGACTATGATGACTGGGAATATGGTACAGAACCTATTTTTGGGTGATAAATAAGATAGAATTAATCCTCTCTGATGCCAATAGAGCGAGTTAGTAAACAATTTAAGGATATTAGTTTATCATTGCAGGTTAATCCCTTAAATTATGACTTAATTGATGTAAAAAATGAAACAGCAATTGCTCGCTCTATTCGCAATCTTGTATTTACCTTGCCAGGTGAAAGATTTTTCAATCAAAATTTAGGTTCAAAAACATCACAAAGTCTTTTTGAGAACATTGATGATGTTTCTGCATCTATTCTTCAAGATGAGATAAGAAATACAATAGAAAACTATGAACCAAGAGTTGATTTAATTAGTGTGGATATTGAACCAAATTATGATGAATATGAATTTAACGTTACAGTGAGGTACTATATTGTTGGAATTGATGTATTACCACAAGAGCTTACATTTGCACTGCAATCAACACGATAATGTCACTAGTTAACTTTACAAGTCTAGACTTTGATCAAATAAGAACATCTATTCGGGATTATTTGAGATCCAACTCAAATTTTACCGATTATGATTTTGAAGGATCTAACATGTCTGTTTTAATAGACATGTTAGCGTACAACACATACATTTCATCATATAATGCAAATATGGTGAGCAATGAAGTATTCATTGATAGTGCAACGCTTAGAGAAAATGTAGTTTCTTTGGCAAGAAACATTGGTTATATTCCAAGTTCAAGAAAAGCGGCAAAAGCAAATATTAGTTTCTTTGTAGAAATTTCAAATCCTTTGGTAAAAGTTGTTACCTTAAAAAGTGGAGTAGTTTGTAATACAGCAAGTTTTGGAAGATTAGCATATGTTTTTTCTACTCTAGATGATATTACAGTTCCAGTTGTTGATGGAATTGCGTCTTTTGATGGAATAGAAGTATATGAAGGATCTTATGTAAATACAAACTTTACTGTTAATGCTATTAATAATGAGTATAATAATCAAAGATTTATATTAGAAAATAGGGGGATTGATACTAGAACACTAAAAGTTTTAGTAAGAGATACGCAATCAAGTAGCAGCACAAAGAAATTCATAAATTCAAATAATATTTTAGATGTAACTGATTCGTCAAGAGTATTCTTTATACAAGAAATAGAAGACGAAAGATATGAACTAATATTTGGCGATGGTGTTTTTGGCCAAAGATTAGTTGAAAACAATTATATTGAAGTATCATACTTAATTTCAAATGGGAAGGAAGGGAATGGATATTCTTCTTTTAGCTTCTCTGGTATTTTAGTTGATGATACTGGTGCTTCAATTGTAGAGAATGTATCTCTTGTCACAACAAATTTATCGTCATCTGGTGGTTCTGAAATTGAATCAATAAATTCAATTAGAAATTTTGCTCCGAGAGCATATGCATCACAAAATAGAGCAGTAACTGCATCCGATTATGAGACACTGATACCAAAAATTTATCCAGAATCCGAGTCAGTTAGTGCTTTTGGTGGAGAAGAACTAAATCCACCACAATATGGAAAAGTTTTTATAACAATAAAACCATTTTTTGGATCATTTTTATCAAATACAGTAAAGGACAATATTAAATCAGAATTAAAAAAATATGCTGTGGCTGGTATTATTCCTGAAATTTTAGATCTAAAATATCTTTACTTAGAAATTACTTCCGATGTTTATTATAACACCAATACATCTTTAAGTAGTGATCTTATAAAATCCAAAGTAATTAGTAATATCGAAAAATATACAAATTCTGAGGAGTTGAATAAGTATGGCGCAAGA